CCATCAGCTGGTACTTGATGTAAACCACCTTGTCCTGTGCTAGCTCTAACAAAAGTTAAATTGTTAGAATTGATCTCTGTTATTTTGTATTTGTAACCATCATAGTCTGTTCCACCGGCGCTAGCTGAAAATTCAATCTGATCGCCTACATTGAAACCTGATCCTGATGTCACTGTGACTGTAGTATGGCCAACTGCCATAGCTGAGTCGTTAACTGTTGTTTTTGCGTTTTCTTGGAAAGCTGTAGCTGAGTGACAAGCAGATACTTTAAGGCCATTGCCCCAAACTCCTGCTGTTCTAGCAGCCCATTCTCCTACTGACGCCTGACCAGTATTATAATTGTCCTGGTAGTCTTGTGTATTTTTGATAGTAATGGCTGTACCTGATACGACAGCGTTTACTAAACCAGTATTTTGTACTCGTACTACTCTTAATGCGTTAGAGTATTGTAAGAAGTTTGCAGCTGAAAAAAATGCTTCAAAATTACTTGAATCAGGTTTTCCAAAAACACTTACTAACTCTTGTTCACTAGAGATTGATGTAATCTCATCTAAAGGACCTTTTCTGAACTCGCCAGCAAAAGCGCCTATTGAAGTTGATACAGCAGGAATGATTCTAGTTAAGTCTCTTTCCTGTACAAGAACACCTGGTGATTCTTGAAATGCCATAGGTTATTCTCCTCTTAATTAGCTAATTATTAAATTATAAACCTCACATAATCGTAAGTTTTCTTACGCCCATATTTAAACTATTCAGTACAGATATTTATAATAACCTAGAAATAGACTATTGCCCCTTTCTAGAGACAGGAAACCATCTAGTACCATATTCATCTACTGTTTCCTCATCTTCAGGATCAGTCACACCATCGTCTACAAATCCGAACGGCGCCATATCCTGCTCTATTAAATTTCGTTGTTCCTCGTACATTTTTTGACGTGCATTTGTATTAGTCAACTCTTTGAAATAAGGTTGATTAGATAACCAACCAAAGATAACTAAACACATCATCAAGTCATCATTTGATCCGTCTTCGGCCTGCCAACTTTGACCTCTCTTGGTAAACGTTGACATCTCCTGAATGATGTTAAAATCATTGACAACTATCTTATCTCCTTCTATCAAAGTCTTTAAATTAGAACAACCTACTTTCTTAATTGCCTTTGTCATACGAACACCTATAGATGAACCACGTCCACTATACATCGCACCTAGTATTTGACCAGCACGACCTTTTTGTGTAGTCATTAATATATTAGGATATTCTATTTCAAATTGTAAGGCCTCTGCAACTTGTTGGCCTATATCGTTTACCTCTGTAAGTATATGTGCTTGATTATAAGCTTTACAAACTTTAGATATTATATTAGGAAATACAAAAGGTTTAATTTCATTACTTCTATATTTGGCGACAACTTTGTAAGGCATACTAGTCACATCAAATACTATGAAAGCAGAATAATCTTTATCTACACCACGTGAAACATCTACAGAGGCCACATAAGTATGACCTTTGATTGCGTCTTCATATACATCAACGCCTTGTGCTGATTTAATCGGTGTAATATATGGTGTTGATTTTATTTTGGCAGCTGATATTAAAGTATTTACAGAACCTAAAAATTCACACTCAAACTCTTGTTGAAATTGTTCCTCACTTGTATTACGTATTGTTTGTTCTTTCCATTTTTCATCACGACCTGGTACTTCACTCCAATGTACTTCAATTGGATTGTAATCGTTTTTCTGATTGATAGCATCCATCCAAATCTTATAGTACATGTTCATACCATAAGGCGTAGATACAATAATCATTTTAGTTTTTGTACCAGCAGATATTGTAGGATAAACCGAACTAAAAAACATTTCGGCAATGTTAGTAGGTACGAAAGCAAACTCATCAAGAAATATAATATTAAAAGAACCACCTCGGATAGCACTTGATCATGTAGCAGCTGCCACAATAGTTGACTTGTTTTCTAATTCTATATTACCTTTGTTCCAATTAATTACTCCTTGTTGCATCCACTTTGGTAAGTTTTCATATGCAAGTTGTAATCTTCCTAATATATCTCTTGCCGTTGAGGATTTGTTTGCTAGAATAGCAATATTACTATTAGGATTAAATAATGCATAATGTAATAGATAAGAAATTGTTGTTGTTGATTTACCTGATTGTCTTGGTAGTTTACAGATTGTAAATCTATTATCGTGAATAGTCTCAACAATTCTCTTTTGAAAATCGTACATATTAAAAGGTACTAAACCCTCATCTAGAGAAACTATTTTGATATAGTTTTCCATAAAGTATATTGGATCACCAGCACACTTTTGGTATTCTACTATTTGTTCTTGTGTGTATTCAACAGGAGTATTAACCTTTTTAAGGTTAGGATTCCCTAAATATGCTTCACTCATTTTCTACTCCTTTTTGGGAGTAATATTTTTTTCAATAGTTTCATCTTCTTGTTTTCTGTTTAACATTTTCTGCAACTCGGCAGTTGATCCAACAAAAAGAGCATTTTTTACATTTGTATTTGCAGTCTTTGGTACCTGTTTTAAATCGTTTAATTTTTTTTGTAAATCTTGTAATTTATCTACAGTAGCACCAACTTGGCCAATTAATTGACCTGCAACTTCATATGCTCTAGGGTGTTGGCCTTCTTTTGCAATTTCTAATATTCCTTCAATAGCTTCATTACCTTTATCTATTAGATTATAATAACTATCTCTACTATAAGAGTAATCTTGATTAATATCTTTTTCTGTTTTTATTTCAATGTCACCCTTTGGTCTTTCTACAGGTGGCTGAAACTCTTTTGTTTCTTCCTTTTCCTGTCTAGTTTCAAGACCTAGAATCTCATTTACTTTGTCTTCCAAATTTGCCATAATTACTCATTACTTATAGTTGTTGTAAACCCAAAATCATCTGTCACATCAGCGTTTGGTGGATTAGGTGTAACCGTTATTCTACTATTTCTTTCAGCAGTTGTTGTATCTGTATCAGAATATAAATCTGATTTAACTGTTTTAATAATACCTTGATTAACTGTTGGACCAAATAAATATGTTTTCGCTGTGAAATTCATTGAATATATTACTGCTCTTCTATTTGTAAATGCACCATCATAACTGTCCTCATAATTTATACTGTTTAAAATAATAGGTACGTCTCTTTTTATTTTCATTTCAGGCATAACATTTACTGTTACCGTATAATCTGGTTGAAAGAAAGGTAATATTTGTTCTACTATTTGTAAACCATTTTCAGCAGTTGCTGTAAAACAATATACGTTTAAACTTATATTATATGGTACAGGCGTCCAGTTGTACGCCACTTTTTTAGAGTCTTCAAAATCTGTTGTTGATGTTTCTAATAATGGATATTGTACATGACCTGTTGCTGTGTTAGCTTCTTCTAACGCAATAAAACCACTGTCATCTTCCATTGGTATTCTATCCATTAAAGCAACTCT